CATCCTCAACAGCATCGACACCTCTGGTCAATCAGCGCCCGCTTCTGGCGTGGACATCACCATTGACTACGACGCAGGAAGTGGCACGCCTTCAGTGGCCACGGCAGTCACCAACCTCAAAGGGCGTGGCTGGACCATCACCCTCAATGGAGTGGCACAATGATCACTTATTACCTTCGTTTCCCTGACCAAGCCGCATGGCTGGATAAAGCCGCAGAGGCAGGCATCTGCACCAAAAAACCCGAACTCATCGAAGACGAAAAGATTGATGAGGACACAGGGGAAATCATCCCTGCTGTGTACGAGGACCACTGGTCGTGGCACTACTACACCCTTGATTGGGCAGTGGATGACATTGGCATCATCTACAACGACGATGGTATGTACGACAGCGACACTGGTGAAGTGGTGACACCTCCTACCCCAATGGATGGATGGCACGTCAACTACGTTGGTGCCTTGCCTGATGGGTGGGACCAGTACCTGGTGTCGCCCCAGCCGCCGTATCGGGTGTTTGCAAGCTGATGGCTAAATTAAAAGGCGCCCTCAACAAGGTCGTTCATGTCCCCGGCCCCCCGAAAAAAACTAGACAGGGGCAGGGGCAACATTCCCTACCAAATCACTCTCGTAAACAATCACGAGGACAAGGCAAATGATTACTTTTTTTGGTCTTAAACTTTCTTACGAAGCTGCGATCTTTTTCGGACTTTTTATTGCGTCTGAGCTTGTTGGACTGAGCAAGTATCGCTCCAACAGCATTGTTCAAGTCTTTATTAAGGTTGTGGACATGCTCAAGCCCCTCCGTACGGAGGATGATAAGCTGCGTCGCATCAAGGATTCCTTCAAATGACGAACATCCTTCTGCCAGTAGCCCAATACTACCCGCAGACCGATAGTCGTACGGCTCACGCAGACAGGATGTGCTTTTCAAGCTCAATGGCCATGGGTATTAAGTACCTGTGGCCTTTTTCTTTGCTTGGATCCAATGCCGACGACGACTATCTGCGGACAGTTCTCAAGTATGGGGACACCACCAACCCACAGGCACAGATCAAAGCAGCCGCTACCTACAACGTTAAGGCAACCTTTCATCGAAATGGTTCTCTTCAGAGTTTGTTTGACCGCCTTGGAGCAGGACTTCCAGTCCCCGTTGGGTTCCTTCATCACGGTCCTGCCTCTGCCCCTCGGGGTGGAGGTCATTGGATTTTATTGATTGGAGCAACCGACACCCACGGCATCTTCCATGACCCTTATGGGGAACTGGATAGCATCAATGGCGGCTATCCACGGCGGGGAATCGGCGGTAAATCCGTCAGTTATTCCTGGAAGAATTGGGCAAAGCGTTGGTGCGTTGAAGGACCCTTCAGTGGGTGGTTCATGGACATTCGTCGCATCGAAACGGTCAAGCCTTCGCCCTCTTCGGTTCCTTTTGAGAACTCTTGGAAAGGCGTCAGGGCCGCTGCTGAGCATCTTGGAGCCGAGTATCCTCAAGTAGTGGCAGCCCAATGGGCACTTGAGTCTGGATGGGGCAAACACACCTCCGGAAAGAACAACTTCTTTGGCATCAAAGGCACTCCTGGAACCACAACGCAAACCAAAGAGTTTCTCAATGGTCGTTGGGTGACCATTCAAGACACCTTTAAAGACTATGACACGCCTGTGGCCTGTATTGATCACTTGATTACCATGTGGTACAAGGATTACAAGGGCTATAAAGGTGTCAACAGAGCTACGTCGTGGAAGGAATGCTGCCTTTTGCTTAGGCAAGAGGGCTACGCAACCGATCCGTCGTATCCTAGTAAACTTATTCGCCTCATTGAGGAAAATAACTAATGGCACATCCTGTTTATCCTACGTTTCCCGTCAGTCCTTCAATTGGAGACGTTTTTGAGCCCGTTCATGGTGGCAGTTGGACCTATACCAGCATCGGTTGGGTTAAGACCGAGATCGTTTTGACCTCTGACTTTCCGATCTACAACGGTCTTCTTGTTGATACACAGCAAGGCGGCGGAAGTTGACCATGAATCGAGCCACTGAAGATCAATTCAACGAGCTTCACGGGCTTGTCACCAACGAATTGATCGCCCGCATCAAAAGCGGGACCGCAACAACTCAAGACATTAAGGCAGCAGCCGACTGGCTGGCCAAAAATAATATCACAGGTTTGGCCATCACCGGTTCTCCACTTGCCACCCTCTTTGAATCACTCGAATTGGAGTTGGAGGATGTCGAACAGGCGATCCGATAATGAAGGATGGAATGAAACAATCAGGAATTTAATTGCTGCTGCGGCCCTTGGCCTCTTTAGCTGGCACCTGATGACCCTTCATAACATTGCCAAGTCTGTTGATGTATTGGTTAATCGTGCTGATGCTGCCCATCAACGCCTAGAGCGCCTTGAAAATTACGTCTTTGTACATGATGGCGCAAGCAAAAAGTAAGTCCGCTAAATATTATGCGGCAAATCCAAAAGCTGCTGCTAAAAAGGCGGCCTATCAACGCAAATTGAATAAAAAACCGTCCGTCAAAAACGCCTCCGAGGAACGATGGACGGAACGCCGCAGGCGTGGCATTGCTGGGAAAGGTGGAAAGGACCTTTCTCATACCCGTGATGGCCGTATGGTATTGGAATCGCCATCCAAAAATCGAGCCAGAAATGGCCACGGAAAAAATCCTCGAAAGAAATGAAAGGCAAATCCAAGCCTGGCCTCTACGCCAACATCAACAAGCGTCGCAAGGCAGGCACCAGTCGTCCAAAAAGCAAAAGCACGGTGTCTCCTAAGGCATACGCTGCTATGAAAGCAGGTTTCCCTAAAAAGAAGTAAACCACCGTAGTAGGCACCATGCCTCTCAAAGATCCTTCTGAATACCTTTTCTTCCTCAGGGCCATGACCGCAAGCGAAGCTAAGCGTATGTGGAGAGCCGCAATCAAGGAACATTGGAACAACCGATGTGTCTATTGTGGTTCCTCCGACAATCTTACGCTCGATCATGTTCACCCTAAAACCAAAGGAGGCCATGACACCACACACAATGTTGTCCCCGCGTGTCGCTCTTGCAACCAGTCCAAAGGTTCGAACCACTGGTTGTCTTGGTGGGTAGGTCAAGAATCTTTTGATCTATCCAACTTTTCAAAGGTCCTTTCTTGGACCACTAGCTAGTTCTTTTATTTAACTATTAACATGGCTACTAAAGCTGCTGAACTCGTTTCTGCCTACGGCGACATTTCAAACGCCCCTGGCCGTCGCTCTGAGTTGGAAAACATTCCTTCCCTGGCTACCAAAACCTCGGCTGGTATTACTGCTGCCACTACCGTCAAGGATGCCGAAGATGCTATCTATGCGATTGCTCTGGCTGACAAAGTTGTAACCACCAACAGCATCGGTCGTGCTACCGGTGTGACCACGGTTCAAGGTAAGATCTTGACTCTGAGCACTCTTGTTGCTGGCTCCAGCTACACCGATGGTTCCTATACCGGTGTGGATCTGACTGGCGGTACAGGTACTGGTGCAACTGCTAACATTACTGTTGCTGGTAACGTTGTTACCGTGGTGACTCTGGTCAACGGTGGTTCTGGCTACGACGTTGGTGAAGTGCTGAGTGCCGATGCTGCTGACATTGGTGGTACTGGTTCTGGCTTCTCCATTACCGTGGCTACCACGACTGGTCCTATTAACGCCTGATAAGAGGATTCCCACATGGCTCGCAAACCACCCAAAAAACAAACACGCCTTCAAAGTAAAGCTGGAAAAAGTGATAAAGTGCTTACTGGTCCTAAAGGATCTAAGCCTCAATCTACTACCAATAAGCGGCTGGCTCGCCAAGGTAATAAAACCAAAACAAGCGGTCCTAAACTTGGCAGCGTAATGAGCAAAGCTACTAAAGCTGCTTCCGCCAAGGCTACCCCTACTAAAAGTGCTTCCGGTTCTTCCATGAAGGCCGATGCTCAAGCATGGCAACGCCTCAATCAATCTGCCTCTGCCCGTGCTGGCAAAGCTGCTGAGCCTAAAC